TGCCCCCGCCGTGCAAGTCACCGAGCCCCAGTATGGGGACGTGCAGGGCATATCCACAACCCAATTTAACGCCCGTTTGACGCCATCGGCCACCGCGGGCAATGATGAAATCCGTATTTTGGTAAACTAAAGGATTGTTATGTTTAGAATTCTCCCCGAAACCTACTTTTGGCCGATTGTGGCCCACGTGGCCGAGAATGGCCAGATTGTGGAAAAGACGCTGTTTGAGGCGGAATTTAAGCGGCACCCCCTAGACAAGATTGCCACCATTGAGGCCCTGCCCCCCGTGGATCAGGTCAAGGCCATCGTTGTGGGTTGGCGGGGTTGCAAAGACGTTGACGGCAACGACGTGCCCTTTAGCGATCAGGCTTTGCTGGATTTTATCACCGAGTTTCCCGAAATCATGACGCTATTTTTTCAGGCTTTCCATGAATCGTGGAGTCTGGTGAAAAGAAAAAACTAAGGCAGGCTGCCCTGCATATTGTCGGTGGCAGCCTATCCAAAGCCTATGAGGTTATCGACATGCGGCAAGATGGGTCTTTGAGCGCAGCGGATGCCAAGGAGCGGCTGGAAAGCCTGACCTGTGATCTGATGGGCGAAAATGAAAAAGCCGTGGAGCTGTTTTTGCTGGTGCAGACCCAGTGGCGTGCTGTGGAAGGGGCGCGGCTGGGGCTGGATTATAACGTTGTGTTTGTGGTTATGGGCAGCATGGGGATCCCCAAAAAAGAGCGTTTGGGGCTGTTAAAGGATATACAAACCATGGAAGACGAAACGTTGGCATATTTCGCCCGCAAGAGGGAGGCCCGTCATGGCTAGGTTTGAAAGCACCGTCCAGTTTGCCGTCAATGCCCAAACCAACAATGTGGCCTTGCTGGATGATTTTCGCAAGCGGGTGGATGGCATTGGCCGGTCCGCGCAACAGTCCACGGGCGGCATTGGGGCCTTGACCTCTGGCCTTGCCGGTATGTCTCGGGGCTTGGCGACTTTGGGTATTGGCGTTTCTGTGGCTGGTCTTTTGGGCCTTGGGAAAAGTGCTGTGGACTTGGCCGGAAAATTAAACGACGCCGCCGTGGCCACCACTGTTGCGGCCACGAGGCTGGATCAATACCGCCAAGCGGGTGAACAGGTGGGGGTATCCTTTGAAACCATCACAGGGGGTTTGGGTAAATTAAACAAAACCATTGCCGCCGCTGCATCGGGCAATCAAGAGGCCGCCAAGGCTTTTAAGGATTTAGGCATTGCCGTGACAAACAATGATGGGTCCATTCGGGCCACGTCGGATATTTTTGAAGAACTGGCCCAAAAAATCCGCGCAGCCCCTAACGATGCCGCCATTTTTGAGCAAGGCACTAAAATTATGGGGCGTGGTTTCGCCAGCCTGTTGCCGCTCTTGGAAGAAGGCGACGAGGGCATGAGAAAGTTTCAGAGTCGTTTTAGTGAAGAAGGGATTAAAAACCTTGATGATTTTGGGGATAAACTCAACAGGTTAGGCGAGGCATTTAAGGGTATGGCGGCCTCCGTTACAGAGGTTACGGTTTCCGGCCTTTTGGAATCTGTAGAATTTTTGAACAATACGATTGGGTATACCTTACGAAACGCTGGATTGCTAGAACAGCAGCGGCAAAAAATGAATTATACGCCGACGTTTGGAAAAGCCCCCATCAATAACCCCCAAATGTCTACTGTTAGTGGCTTAATGTCACCTATTTCGGGCGGGGATGCTGAGGCAAGGTTTAAGGCTTTAGAGGCAGAAAAAGCCGCTGGGCAAGCCGCCGCCGACAAAGCCGCCCAAGCCCAGCGTAGCTATGCCGCCGAACGCCAGCGCCAGATTGCCGAAGAGGCCCGCGCGTTAAAGCAATTGGCGCAAGAGCGGGCGCGGGAAGACGAACGCCAGCGCAGTGCCGTGTCTGATTTTTTGGCCAGCAACCGAGAAAAAGAAGAATCCCTGAAATTTGAGATCAGTCTGATTGGCAAAAGCGTGGCCGAGCAAGAAAAAATGGTGATGCTGCGGGATATTGATAACGAGGCCAAGCAGCGGTCTATTGATTTGTCGGGGCAATATGCCGCCCAGATTGCCGCCGAGGCCGAGGCCACCAAAGCCAGAACAACTGCCCTGCTGGATGATTTTCGTAAAAAACGGGAAGACATCAATGTGGGGATTCAGGAAGGGTTTCAAGATTATTTGTCCGATATTCAGGACCGCGCCACGGCGGCGCGGGATGCGGTGGGCAATGCCCTGCGCGGGGTGGAGGATGCCTTTGTCACTTTGGCCACCACGGGCAAGCTATCTTTTCGAGATTTGGCCGATTCTATTATCGCAGACATTGCCCGCATCGCCATCCGGCAAAGCATCACGGGGCCTTTGGCGGGGATGCTGTCTAGTGCCTTTGGTGGTTTTTCTACAGGATCCACAATACAGTCTAGCCAATTGACAGGTATGCCTGTTGCTTCTTTACCCGGGGGTGGATTTTCTGGTGTTAAACCGTTTGCCCTTGGCGGCATCATGACCAGCGACGGCCCCTTGCCCCTGAATCGGTACGCCTTGGGTGGTGTTGCCAACAGCCCCCAGCTGGCTTTGTTTGGGGAAGGGCGGGGGCCCGAGGCCTTTGTGCCTTTGCCCGACGGGCGGCGGATTCCTGTGGCCATGCAGGGCGGGGGCAATACCAGCGTTGTGGTGCATGTCAATGTGGAGTCTGGATCCCAAAACGTAACCAGCAGTGGGCAAAACGCAGAGGCCCTAGGCAAAACCATTGCCGCCGCCGTGCGATCCACCCTGATTAGTGAAAAAAGACCCGGGGGGCTGCTGTCGTAACCATGCCGTCAACGTTCACCTTTCCTGCAAGCTATGGAACATCCGTCACCCGCACGCCACGGGTCAAGTCCGTCACCTTTGGGGATGGATACGAACAGCGGCAGCCGGATGGCATCAATGTGTTTACCGACGTTTGGTCTATGGCGTTTAATAACATTTCGCCGACGGATGCCATGAGCATTGACACGTTTTTAAGCGGCACAGGTGGGACGCAGTATTTTTTATGGACCCCCCCGTCGGGCACAGAGGGCAAGTATATCTGCAAGGAATGGTCCCGCACCATCAATACCGCCAACAGTCAAAGCGTAACGGCCACGTTTAAGCGGGTGTTTGATTTATGACCATCACCACTGCTTTGGCCACAGAAATTCAAAGCCTGTCCCCCACAGCGGTAATGGAATTGTTTGTTGTGGATTTGACATCTTTGGGAGATTCGGTTTACCGGTTTCATGCGGGGACAAACGCCCTGCAATCCGCCGTGGTGTGGCAGGGGCAGACCTATACCCCTTTCCCTTGTCAGGCGACGGGCTTTGATCTGTCCACCAATGGCCAGCTACCACGGCCCAAGCTGGTTTTGTCCAATGTTTTGGGCACCATAACGGCTTTGATTTTGGCCACCAAGGATTGCGTCGGGGGCAAAGTCACCCGCAAAAGGACGTTGGTGAAATTTTTGGATGCCGTCAATTTTGCGGGTGGTGTCAATGCGACGGCGGACAGTAACGCCTTTTTCCCTGACGATTTATATGTGATTGATCGCAAGGTATCGGAAACCAAAACCGTTGTGGAATTTGAACTGGCGGCTGCGTTTGATATCGCGGGGGTCCAGTTGCCACGCCGCCAGATCATTCAAAACCTATGCGCCTTTCGGTATCGCGGGTCTGAATGTGGATACGCGGGGCCGCCCGTGGCCACCGAAGGGGATAATGATTTAACCCTAGCCAACGCATCCACGGCGCTGCAGCAGAATTTTATCAATGCCCGTGATGCATTAAGAAACGCTATAACCAATACCGCTGTCACGCGCAATGCCCTAGGCCCTGCCCAAAATGCTCTGAATGCCGCAGGCGAACCCGTGTTGTTGGAAGAGCGGTATTCGTCGGGAAACTTGGTGTACCATTTTCGTTATAAGGTGGGGAGGGGTCGTTATGAATGGGCCACGTATATTTTTTGGAATGGTTCTCGCGTGTCTTTCAATGCCACTTATAGGCAGGGGCCCTTGGTGTCCGACGGGCCTTGGGAAAAGTTTTATAGAATCCAAAGGTGGGGCGTCAATACCGCGGATCAAACGGCCAAACAAACGGCCTATAACAATGCCTTGGCAACGTATAATGGGGCTGTTTCAGCAGAAGCCACGGCAATAACAAATTATAACAATGCCAGCGCCGCCTTGCCTTATTCGGGGACCTTGTTTGATGCGGACGTCTGTGGCAAGCGGATCAGTAGTTGCAAAAAAAGATTTCACAATACGCAGGAACGGAGGGGCACAAGCGGTGAATTGCCCTTTGGCGGCTTTCCGGGCGCGGGGGTATCACGATGAACAGCATTATCACAGCGGCGATTTTAGAACACGCACAGGCTGAATATCCCAAAGAAGCCTGCGGATTGATTGTTTTGAAAAAAAAAGATGGTGTGTACATGCCCTGTCGCAACATCAGCGAAGACCCCGCCATGTTTGTGATTCACCCTGAGGATTATTTGGCAGCAGAAAAACAGGGCCAAATCACCACCATCGTGCATTCCCATCCCGATGCCGATGCCGCGCCATCCGAGGCAGACCGCGTGGCATGTGAGGCCAGCGGTTTGCCATGGTGCATTGTGGGCATCACCAATGCCGCCCCGCCAACGTGGCATACCTTTGCGCCTGCGGGATACAAGGCCCCTTTGATTGGCCGTTCGTTTGTCCATGGGATTTTGGATTGTTACACCCTGATTCAGGATTGGTATTTTGAAGAGATTGGGGCCCACCTGCCCCATTTCCCCCGCGCCGTGGAGTGGTGGAAAAAGGGGGGCAATTTGTATCTGGATCATTTTGGTGATGCTGGGTTTGTGGAGGCTGAGGGTCCTTTGCAGCGCGGCGATGTGATTTTGATGCAGGTTCTTTCTGACGTTCCCAATCATGCGGCGGTTTATTTGGGCGACGATCTGATGCTGCATCATTTGCAAAACCGCCTGTCTGCCCGTGAGCCCTACGGTGGGTATTGGAAAAAACACACAGCCAAAGTGGTGAGGTACGCGCCATGATGCGTCACATTGTCTTGCACGGGGAACTGGCCAAACGATACGGTAAAACCCATCGTCTATGTATTGCCACCCCCGCAGAGGCCATACGCGCCCTAGCCGCGAATCATGACGGCTTTGCTTCCTTTGTATCCGAAAGTGAAACCAGAAACGTGGGCTATCGCGTTGTGGTGGATAAAGAGGACGTGGGGCTGGACGGCCTTCACAATCCCTTTTCCCGTCAGGTCCATATTGTGCCCGTGGTGGGTGGGGCCAAAAGTGCCTTTGCCTCTATTCTGATCGGGGCGGCCTTGATTGGGGCGGCCTTTATTCCGGGGGCAGGGGCAGCCCTATTTACCGTGGCGGGGTCTGCCGTGTCTTTGGCCTCCATTTCCTTTGCGGTTGGGGTTGGCATGGCCTTAACCGGTGTGGGGTCCTTGCTGGCACCGCAGCCTAAAGCAACCGACCCTGCAGAGGCCCCAGAAAACAAACCGTCCTATGCGTTCAACGGTGCTGTCAACACCACCGCCCAAGGTCAGCCTGTCCCCGTTGGCTATGGACGTTTGATTGTGGGCAGTGCCGTTATCAGTGCGGGCATTCAGGCGGATCAATTATGACCCAGACAAACACCCTTTTGATTGCAGGGGCAGGGGGCGGGGGTAAATCCGGCGGTGGGTCCCAGCGCGTTGCCCAAGAATCACCCGATACATTGCGTTCACGGTCCATGGCCCGCATCCTTGATTTGGTGTGCGAAGGTGAAATTGAGGGTCTGGCCACGGGGGATTTGCGATCGGTGTATTTGGATGAAACCCCAGTGGTTAGCACCAACGGGGCCTATAATTTTACGGGCATCACCATGGACACCCGCAATGGAACGCAAGCGCAAGGCTACATCGCCGGCTTTCCCAGCGTAGAATCCGAAAATGTTGTGGGTTACACCCATGCCCGCGTGACCATTGGTATTCCGCGATTGACCCAACAAAACACCAGCAACGGGGACATCACGGGATCATCTGTCACCATGGCCGTTGAGGTCCAACCCAGCGGGGGGTCCTACACAGAAGTTTTGCGCGATACCATCACTGGCAAAACCACCAGCCGTTACCAGCGGTCTTATCGTGTGCCCTTAACAGGGACGGCCCCGTGGAATATCCGCGTGAAACGGATCACCCCAGACAGCACATCATCAGCTTTGCAAGATGCCGTGTATTGGGACACCTACACCGAAATCACCGATGAAAAATTGCGCTATCCCAACAGTGCCTTGGTGGCTCTTTTGATTGATGCCGAGCAATTTTCCAGCATCCCCAACCGTGGCTTTGACATGAAGCTGCTGCGCATTAAAATTCCCACCAACGCAAGCGTGCGACCGGATGGCACCTTGACCTATAGCGGTTCGTGGGATGGCACCTTTAAAATTGCATGGTCCAGCAATCCAGCGTGGTGTTTTTATGACATGCTGACCAATGATCGGTATGGTCTTGGGGCGTTTGTGGACGAAAGCCAAGTGGACAAGTGGTCTTTGTACACCATCGGGCGGTACTGTGATGATCTTGTCCCTACAGGATTTGGTGGAGTCGAGGCCCGCTTTACATGCAACTTGTATTTACAAACACGCGCAGAGGCCTATCAAGTTTTGCAAGATATGGCGTCGATTTTTCGCGGCATGACCTACTGGGCGGGCGGTCAAGTCGTGCCGGTGCAGGATGCCCCTAGCGACCCCATCGCGCTTTATACCAACAGCAATGTGGTGGATGGCGCGTTTACCTATACAGGCAGCAGCCTGAAAACCCGTCACACCGTGGCCTTGGTGGCATGGAATGATCCCAACGATTTTTACAGGCAAAAAATCGAATACGTCGAAGACATGGCGGGGATTGCCCGATACGGTGTGATCGAATCCAACATTGTGGCTACGGGCTGCACCAGCCGTGGCCAAGCCCACCGCGTTGGGAAGTGGTTGCTGTATAGTGAAACCAACGAAACGGAAACGGTCAGTTTTCGCACGGGGTTGGATGGGATTGTTGTGCGTCCGGGTCAGATCATTCGCGTGCATGATGCAGATCGTGTGGGCCAGCGGCTGGGGGGACGTGTGGCCGCTGCCACCACCACCAGCGTGACGGTGGATTCATCTTTTGTGCCGGCCGCGGGTACCGGCTACACCCTGTATGTCACATTGCCCAATGGAGCTGTAGGAACCAGTCTCGTGGCATCCGTGGCAGGGGCTGTTTTAACGCTGTCACCGGCTTTGGCCCAAGCCCCTGTTTCAGGTGCGTCATGGATGGTTACAAGCGGGGCCGTGCAAGCACAGCTGTTTCGGGTGGTGTCTATCGAGGAAAGCCAAGATGGCACTTTTGCCATTAATGCCCTAAAGCATGATCCCCAAAAATATGCCTTTGTCGAAAATGATTTGAGCCTTAACCCCACGCCAATATCCTTATTAACCCAACCACCAGACCCCCCACAAGACCTGACCATCGAGGAAAGCCTATACCAAACACCGACCGACATTCGGGTGTTGGTGTCGGTGTCTTGGCAGGCCGTCCCCCGCGCCGCGCGGTATAGTGTGCAATATGCCAAAGATGCGGGCAACCGTGTGACCTTGCCAGAAACAGGCAGCAATTTTGCCGAAATTCGTGACGCATCACCCGGGGTGTATACGGTTTATGTCACGGCCATATCGGATACTGGCAAACGGTCTGTCACCAACGCTTTGCAAAAAACGATTTATGGAAAAACCGCGCCGCCAAAGGATGTTGCCTCGTTTGCCTTATCCAGCATTGCAGGGGGCGTGGCCAACCTGACGTGGGATCCCGCCGAAGATTTGGACGTTCAGGTTGGGGGGTCTATACGGATTCGCCACAGCCCAAACACCACCGGTGTGACGTGGAGCAAGGCCATTGATATTGGCCCCGCTTTGCCCGGGTCATCCACAACGGCCACCGTGGCGCATTTGGATGGGACGTATTTTGCCAAGTTTGTGGATTCTAGCGGCAACAGCAGCATAAATGCTGTTTCCGTGATCACAAATGTGGCCAACACCATGAATTATAACGCTGTTCAAACCATCACGGAAGCCGCCCCATTTGCAGGGGCCAAAACCAATACGGCCTATGATTCTGGTTTGACGGCCTTAATCCTTTCTGGCGGTGTGACGGTTGTCCCCACAGGGACCTATGATTTTGCCAGCATTATTGATTTGGGCGGCGTGTACGTTTCCCAAGTCACGGCGGCTGTGACAGCAGAGGGGTTCACACTGAATGATTACATCGGCGCCAGAACAGAGAATGTCAGCACATGGCCATCGATTGCGGGCCAAGTGATTGATGACGTAAACGCAATCTTGCAAGTCAGCGTCACCAACGATAACCCCTCTGGCAGTCCCGTGTGGACCGATTATGCCCCTTTCTTTATTGGCCAGTACGAAGCCCGCGCTTATCGGTTTCGTTTGGCATTGACATCCCAAAACACGGCAAACAATATCGCCGTGAAACAGGCCGTTGTTATTGTGGATATGCCGGATCGTGTGGAAACGGGCCGCAATCTCACCACCACCACGGCGGCCTATACCGTCACGTTCCCGAATGCCTTTTGGCAAACCCCCGCCATCGGCATCACGGCCCACAACATGGCCACGGGGGATTATTATACCTTGACGGCCCAAAGTGCCACAGGGTTCACCATTCGTTTTTTTAACGCCGCTGGTTCGGGCATTGCACGGACCTTTGATTATTTGGCCAAAGGCGCAGGCCGCAAACTCTAAAAGGAGCAGACTATGTCACAAAATGATTTTTCTATCGCCGATCAGCCCGGGGCCAGTTTTCTCTCAGAGCTGAATAGTCAAATTCAGGCGTTGGCCACGTTATCCTCTGGCCCAACCGCCCCCACCACAACCTATGCTTATCAATTTTGGTATGACACCACAAACAGCCTGCTGAAAATGCGCAACGGCGGGAACACCCAGTGGATCACCATTGGTAACCCCGCCACCGATACCAGCGTTGATATGTACATCGCCAACGCGCTGCGGGCGCGTCTGAATGACACGGGCCTAGGGGTTGGGGTATCTAACCCCGCCTACGCCCTAGATGTGTCAGGGGATGTGAATGTGACGGGGGTGTTTCGGGTGGGGGGTGTAGACATTCAAAACAGTCATCGGTCGGGGCTTGTGAACATGTTTCGCAATCCATTTATGGAAGTCGCACAAAGAGGAACGTCAGGAACCATTACAGCGGGAACAGGAGCTTATACTTTAGACGGTTGGGCTGTAACGGCTTCTGGGGGAAGCGTGTCTTGGCAGCAAGCTGGGTCCGTTTTAAGTGGCTCTACGTATAGTACAACATCACTTGGCCTTTTGGGGTCATCGGGATTGACTGCATGCGGAATGTACCAACGTATTGAAAGCAATATGGCGGGACAGATTTCTGGAAGACGGGTAACGGTTCAGTTTGTAATTTCAAACCAAACAGGGGCATCTATAACGCCCACAATAGCCACTTATTACCCAACGGCAACGGATAATTATACATCAGTCGTTGGTGATCTTGGCCTTACATCGTTGCAAACCATTGCCTCTGGCGCAACAGCAACAGTTTCTTATACGTTTAACACACACTTTCTTGGTAGCCGTGGGTATGGCTTTGATCTTAATTTTGGGGCGCAACTCAATGGCGCTGGGAAAAACGTTTATATTTCAGCCGCGGACATTCGTGTTACGCCAGATGCGCCTTTGGGGTTAAATAATGCGCCGCCACGTCCTGAATATAGACCAATACCTACAGAAATTGGTTTGTGTGAATGGTATCTTGAAACTGGAAGGGTTTATGGTTATGGCATTGCAGGTGGCGCAGGAAACTCTAGGGCCGCCTACCGTTCTTTTCGAAGTCGCAAAAGGACTGTGTCACCAGCTGTGATTGTGTCAAACATCACTTATGCAGGAGCGGGTGCAAATACATTGGTCGTCGAACAAGTAGATTCTACTTTTTTTGGTGCTCGCGTTACGACGACAACATCAGGAAATTTTGTTGTTGATTTTGATTTTCTAGCATCATCGGAGCTTTAATCATGACTTACACTTACGCCAACCCACAAAACACCCGTATCACAGACGGACAAGGTTCGTCCATTCCCGTTGACGAAACTATCGTGGAGTACCAAAAACTGATTGCAAACAATACCCCCATCGGCCCCTACGTTGCCCCACCGGATCCCGTGCCGGATTTAACAGTGCGGCAATTTATGATCGGTTTGCACCTTAACGGCATGATCACCGAAGCCGAAGCTCGCGATCGTAACACAATCCCTTTGGCTATTGATGCGGTTTTTGGGACATTGCCGCCAAGCGGTGCCGCAGCCGCCCGCATCACATGGGCTATGATGACATCCGTTCCCCGCAATGATCCTATGGTGGACGCTTTGGGCCCAGTCTTTAACAAAACACCAGAGGAAATTGACGACTTTTTTAGACAGGCAGCCTTGATATGACATGGTTGACCGCAATCTTAAAAGAGTTGGAACGCCCCGACGATCAAGGCCGTGACTGGTATGGGTGGGCAACAAACCAGATGAGCCATGGGTTGTTAGGGGTGGCAGGCGTTGCGGTTATCATGGGGTTGGTGTTGCCCTTTGTCGCCCTTGGCATTGTTCTGGCCCTTGCCGCCACCAAAGAAGGGTATGATCTGGCCAAAGGTGGACGTTTCAAAGATTCTGCACAGGATTTTGCTTTTCAGGGCTTTGGTGGCGTTCTGGCCATGGCCTTGATGACACAAGATCAGATTGCGGCATGGGCGGCCGTGTGCGTGTTTGCGCTTAGTTTGCTCGGTGGAGTCATACCCCGCGCCCGCCGCGCCTTAATCCAAATGCCGTTTTGACCTATCCCAAGGGCCCTCTAAAAAAAGGTAACTGCCCCATAACTGACCCCTTAAAAAAAGCGCAAATTGAAAATATGGCGGGAAACCTTGGCGCGCTCGATTGGACTTGAACCAACGACCCTCAGATTCGGAATTTTATTCCTAGCACAATTTATCCGGCAATACCCGTCTTTTTTTGTTTCCTTATCGAAACAAACAGGGCCTTTTTGACCCCGTTGCTGCCCCATAACTGACCCGTAAAGGGTGCAATTGGTGTGTCTGCAAAGTATGCCTTTGAGGTATGACCTTTTGCATTTTAAAAAACCGCTTGGCAGGGGTGTTGCCCACGTTACGCTTTTTATAAAGATAGCATTTTTATGAGGTTTTTATGGCAATCCAAGAGTCCATCACTGTCCGAAACGCAACGCTTGATGTACGCGAAACCACCATTGGAACCTCCCCCATTTTGAGGATTCGGACAGGGGCCCAGCCAGCTACATGCGCCACAGCAGATTCAGGCACGGTTTTGGCTACCCTCACGTTACCAAGCGACTGGATGTCGGCGGCCACGGGTGGTGTCAAGTCCCTTTTGGGAACTTGGCAAGACGCATCCACAGACGCAGCAGGTACAGCGGGGCATTTCCGGATTTACGACAGCACCGGCACAACTTGCCACATGCAAGGCAGCGTAACGGCCACGGGTGGCGGGGGTGATTTGATTGTGGATAACGTCTCTTTTGCCGCAGGACAACAATTTACCATCACATCGTTTTCTTTGACCGCCGGTAACGCTTAATTCTCATTTAGGGGAAGAACATGGCAGATAACGTCACATTACCCGGAGCAGGTTCATCTGTTGAAACAAGAGAGCAGCAGGATGGATCGCAGCGTCAGGTCATTGTTCTTGGTGAAACAGAATGTGCGGCTCTTTTATCGGTTTTAAAAAACATAGCG